TTAGGGTCTAACCTAAACACTCCCTCTTGCTTTCACCCTCGGTAAGGATCTTCTAATCAAATACAAAATTTAACTATTGATTAGCACAACTATTTGTTTTAATAGTTGCGACCGAATTACCCTGAGAAACTCCTTTTTCCAGGGCGCAACAATGATCACAATTTATATGCTCATAATTAGGAGAAAACTCTTCATCATGAACAGATACACTGTGGCTTGTCACTAAGGGCGGACACCCGGTAAAGTACATCAACTGGAAATCATCCGCCATTGAACGTTGAACAATAGGAGTGGCTGAAAAATTCAAACCATCAGCACAACCTACAATAACTTTCGTGAACTCTCGAGATGAATCAGCGGATAAATCGTCGATTCCCGTATAAACGGTATTAAGAGCAAACGGAAAATTATTGTAATATGGTACGTGTTGAAAGACAAAATTTCCAACTTCATTAAAGTTACAACTGGACAACGGTGCATAATTCCCACTACTCAAGTTGGGACCTATATCAAGTGTCGCTGCATACAAATTCCCTACATAACCAGCTGTAGCATCAGTTGGTTGTGTAGAGGGTTGCGTTGTATATGTAATAACATTAGTATACATACGCCTTGCAGGATTAAATCCATCAATAACACTAAGACGCGCACCACCACGGTGGAACGCATACATAGGTGCTAAATATGAATAAATATCCCCAAGAAAGCCAGACGATCGTATGCCACCGCCAGGCTGTATAATGGCACCTCCTATGTACCAAGGATCAATCATGAACTGTGGAGTAACAGACCAATTTCGCATATCACCAATCTTGCTTGCAAGAAGGACTGAATTGCGATTAATCAATTGCTTTACAGACAAAATCTTTTCTCCGATACAGCGTTTAGCGTGAAATAAGGGGTCCGAATGAGTGTTCGAACCACCAATTTCCCCACCAGGGATTTCCATACCCTGGTCAACGCTCGAACGAATTAACGAGGCGCCATTGCTCTGTGGCATGTATGGTACACAACCACAGAAAGAGGGTATACCGGGACCCGCTAGCTCAAAATCATCTCCAGGACTAATAAACCACTGGACCTTTACATTTTGAGCACAAGATTCAGGAGCACGAAGATCGTTTAATACAACGATATCAAATTGACCAGAATAGGGAAATTCCCCACTAGATGTATCAGTGGGCAAATAATCTCTATTGATCAAATAAGGTAAATCGAGTGAAACAATTTCATCAGTCCTAATATCAATGATGGCTCTCTTATTGAAGCTACTAGTTGTCAAACTAGGAGCTGTATAAGTATTAGCCATAGCAGGTATCCAAGTAACTTGAACTCTGCCAGAATGCATTTGGGTTTTAATAAACTTTAACGTTAATTTCATATTTCCACGCCACAACTTATGAACATTAGCCAAATAAGTAAATGGACAATGATATACATAATTAACAGTAGATAAACCCACCACATCCGAGCCAGATAATAATCCGGCCAAAGGAGCAACCTTAAATGATAATAAGGAAGCACCTTGACCAGCAGTATTACCCCAAGTAAACTCACCATAATAATACGGTATACCCATAAGATAAGCCATAGACATCTCATCCTCACGTGTAAAGCTGCCATAATCGATCGTCTCCAACCTATTAAGACAGCTAAACCCACCGGGAAAAGCCAAATCAGGCCCATCAGTGGTCCCTCCGTAACGAAAGTACTGTTCGGCAACAATAGTAGTGCCGTCATTTTCTCGCGGTTTGGACCACCCTAATACTGAAGCTACATTTGCCAGTATATTGCTAGCCCAAGCAACGGGCCCTGCAACATCACCAAGCAAAGGTACTTCAGTAAGAATATTTGATACTTTAGTAGCTTTTCGGAGTCCAAGTTCAATTGGACCCATAGCTTCCTTTGTTTCCTCTTCGCCACCTCGACGACGAGATTTGGTATTGCTTTGAGCAACAGTAGGAGCATTAAGCTCAATGTTCTCAAACCAACCAAAACAAGCATAATCTACATAAAGCTCAGAAGCTGGCGCCGCAGCACCAATTTGCAAGCCACTAAAGATATCAAGAAATATAGTACCCCAATCAAATGTTGTTTCCTTCAAACCATACCAGGCAGTAGGAGCAACATAAGGGATACGTACAGTGACGGCAGTTTTGCGAACATCAAGTTCAACATGAGGATGTTGGACTTTTTGAGTCAAAATCTTGTTCTTAAAACTGGCGTACTTAGGATTTATGCTAACAAAATTTTGATAGCAAGGCAACCAATGCAAAATCAACTTCCCTTGATGAAAGGGAGATGCATTGAGCTGGACTTTAAACATAAAATCACCACGTATAAGATTAAAACCTCTAATCTTATCAGCCCACATTGTCACACTAGACAACAATGAAGCTATATTAATGGTAACTAAATTAGTATTTAAAACTTGAGAGGTAGTCCAAGCTCCGGTTGCTAAATTAACTGGACGTAAAAGAAAATCTTTAACAGTAGTATAAGACTCATCGTATGTTGAAACAGAATGAGTCGATCTAGTAGATGTGCCTTCTTCAGTAGGCGCAGCTTCCATAAAGGTCGTAAAGGCCTTTGAATCAACTGTTAAGTCACGTTCAAAATCAGTAGCTCCTGAAGCGTCCATTTGAGGAATAAATTCGAGTTCCTCAATCCCTTTGGCATAACTATTCCATGTGCAACTGCCAACGCCACACATAGAAGCAAGGAACCCCCTTGCAAGGCAGTTTACTACTGGCGGTAAACCAACGCACAAATTTTTTGTTATAAAAGAAACTCTGCTATAAAACCACAGGCCAAGTCACGACCTTGTGGAGTGCCATCTCCAGGCACGTTAGTTTCATCTTTTTTTCCTTCCAAGGTAAGACCAGCATCTACTTTTGCTATAAACCTCGGGCGTGGTTCATTAATACATTCCTCCATCTTAACTCTTTCAAGCAATTTGAAGAAAGACGGGCCAGACCACACTCTGGCCTCATCATCCGGAATCTCAACACCAAAAGTGTACCTATATTCTGCCATTGTTAACACACAACGTAAAGCTTCGGAAAAATTCCGATGCTTTACTGGTAAATGATAACATTGAACACAAGCAGATGAATACTCTTCAGAGTACATCTTAAAAACTTCCGGACCATGAAGGGCCAATTCTAAATTAACAGAAGCCATCTTTTCAACTTCTATCTCGGGATCAAATACTCCTTTAATCCAATGCATCCTTTCTAAAACAGAATGCATCCTTAAAGGAGCAATCCATCGATCAACACAGTCAAAATTAATAAGCTTAAACTGTCTACCAAGAAATGAACCTTCTTCTAAACGACGAAAGTTAGGAATATCACCACCACTTTTAAGTTCATCGGTAATTTTAATACCTAAATACTTTTGCGCAACCGCAACCACGGTATTAAAATTAACACCTCTTAAGAGTTTTTGGTTAATAGCCATAACAACATCATCACCTAAACACATTAAAGACATACCCCTATCTATGGGTATATCTGGCAATACTGTAAGCTTATTTGGGTCTACACCCTGACATATAAGCCAACAATACGCACAACAAATATACATGTAACACCAATTAACCAAGGAATTTAAAATGGCAGTTAAAAAATTACCAGAAGTATTTCCTTGATCCCAAGTGTAAAATACTTGCTTCCCTACATCAGAATAAACATGTATACTATTAACTATATCTTCAAAAAGAATAGAACGTATATTACTGGCATTAGAACCAGCATCACAATAAAATTTGTCCATAAGAACAAGAATACATCCCATAATCTGACGAATCTGATGTTTGTCATATTTACTATGATCCATAAACAACATATCATTAGATGTAGACATCAATTTATTGGCAATAGCATTCCATTCCAGTGAATATGGATTAACACCAATGGCAATTCCATTTTTAACGCGGTTATCATAAATCCAACCAGCAAAAGCCCCCATGTATTTCTTACATAAGAGAAGAACAATGAAATCACAAGCACAAAAAAGGCGACTGTTTCCAGCAACCACTTTTTCAAGTGGTAATAATTCATCTTTAATATTATCAATATTAATACCATAAACTCTATATCCACTTTGTAAACGCTTATCATAATAATCAAATAACCTCTTAACAAGCCTATGAACAGGCCCTTTCAATTCAATCTTATTATTACGAAGTGACTCATCAGTAAGCATCCATTTCTTAGCTTTCCATTGTTGTTTAAAGAGATCTTTCATCATGCGTAAATAAAAACCGCACGAACTATCCCAATTAACACCAACTAAATTAAAAGCAGAATCTCCAAAAAGACACTGTTCAAGTGTTAACAAATCACGACAACGAGGAGCATCAGAATCAGCATAGACACGTTCCATAGCTTTTTCTATAATACCTTCTACTAAGACGTTATTCAACACCACGCTATTAGAACCATAAGGTTCTCTAGCATTTCGAACAACATCAACAAAAACACCGTCTTTTCTAGTAAAATTATATAGACGAGCAGGAAAACGAGTAAGTTTATGCTTTTTAGGTAACGGTGAAGAGACTATTTCGCTTTTCTTAGGAACATAAAAATTATGATTACACACACCAAGACTGGTATGATTATCATCAATGACTTTTAATTCAGTTGAGAGTAAAAAATCATTCATCTGTCCAACAGCTTCTAAACCAATCTCCTCCTTAATCGCATCTGCATAAACACGCAAATTCTCATTAATACCATCAACAATTGGAACAGTTTTAACTTTCAACCTTTCAATCCAAGGTTCAAAACACTCTCTAACAAGAAGAGTTCCATGAGGTATAACCCCCTGAGAAGAAGCATGATAATACATCATCCAAGGTTGTTGTGCTTGAGGCCATCCCAAATTAACGCAAAAATTCTTACGTTCATCTGTAACATAACCTACACAACCACAGTAACCAGCATAAGTCCTAACTTCACGATTTTGACCCCGCATTTGCAGAGCTTGATACTCCCACAAACCAAGAGTATGTTCCCTATCACCATAAGTCATATCATAAGCAGAATATTTAACATCCATAGCGGTCAAGTTATAAAACACATCATGACGCGTTTCTGGACCAGTGGGTTCCTGATCCATATTTGTTGTTCTTTCAATAAAAACACCCTCAATATTACTCTTTCCTGATACCATATACTCTACACACTGCTTAGGTGGTATAAGTTTATATATGTCAGGACGATTCCTACCTATAGGAAAAGTAATTATAGAAAGATCATGTTTTTCAAGAACATCTGACGTTTCCATCAGAACAGACTCTAACCTACAATTCTCAGTACAATTTTCTGAAGTGCGATGAATAAAAGGAACAACACGTAATACAACATAATCAATATGTCTCTTATCACTTGTTGGTAAAGAACACATCTTCATAAGTGCTTCTAATTGTTTATGTGCATGATTGACAATAATTGCAACACGACCACCCAAAAACAATACATTACAAAGATGATTAGTAGTAACTACCTTACCATTATGACGATCAACATATAACAGGCAGTTATTATCAATATACTTATCAATTGTCTGTTTCATAGAAGAATGATCAGCAAGTGACATCTGGCCTTCTTTAGATGCCATATCATGACGCCACTTCAAAATTTCTCTTTCAGCTCGCAAATTTGCCCTAATTTCAGAATTCGTTTTAGCAGTATGTTTTCTAGCTGTATAATGACATCCCATAACAAATACAGCCATTGGAATCATAATACCAGCAGAAACGGAAATACCAGCTAAAAACTCTCTCCACATTCTATCTATATTAGGTCCAAACAACCAATGCATAGCATCTATAGCACCAGAACGAATAGTACTTAACATATTACGAGTACTATCAAATATAAAATGAAGAGCATTCCCAACTTCATTCAAAGCTGAGACAACAGGATTTTTAACATAACGACGACATTGCATACTAAAAATGCATTCTTTTGCGCTTTCATAATCCATATAAGCTATACGAACTATATCAATAATGTCCAATGTTTGAGAAACATTACGAGCAAGGGGGTCAACGTCACAATCATGTGCTATACGTAACAATACAGTATAACACATACCCATAATCTCATGTTCTTCCTCACCAAAATGTTGCCTTGTTACCAAAGCTTGAAAAGCGCTACCAGACATAGCTATATTATCAAAGCCATTTATATAATGAGTAACAATTTGGTGAACACGCTGATGCTCCTCACGAGTCATAGTATGTCTCACAGCATAAATTGCCATCTGCGGTAGTGACAACATTGGATGACCAACTTCAAGAGCTTTAGAAATAACTCTAACTTCTTCAGCAGGTTGAAGTCTAGCTCCAAAAATATGCCTATTCCCAATAGTAATATCTCGATTCATCTGCGGTTCAAAACCCGAACCAACAGAATCAACATCAGACATATCATCTAAAGGAAATGGCTGAACAACATTAGCCATTCTAATAAATGGCACCTCACCATGATTAGCATTTCCATGTAAATTATTAATAGCTTCTCTTGCTACTTGGGTAGAAAAATTTTTCAGTTGATTTCTCTTATTCAAACCTTCACGATGAACACTAACACAATGCCGCTTACATAACTCTAAAAACCCATGATAATCATAAATTCTATCATCTACAAAAGATCCAGTTGAAAATTTAAATCTCCTAAAGTGATAAACATCCAAGGGATCAGGTTGCTGTAAAGCTAATTCCTTATTCAATTTTCCATACAGATCAAAATCATTTTCATGACCTGTAACTCTATTAGTATGTATATCAAAGATAGGAATACCTTCAGCATTTCTTTGAATAAACGCAGGTTTAACTGACATATACCAACCAAATTCGTCCATACGATTACTCAAAGCATCTAAATTACGCACACTTTTAAAACGAGCAGTTCCTAAATTAAGCAAATTTGTTTGCATAAAAATAACTTTAGAAATAAACCACAAACGCATTTTCTTGGACAATTCAGCAGCAGGTAATGGACATGGTTGATCTCCAACCATGTGTATTAACATACTAGCCTCACTTGGCTGTCCTTCAGCGTCTGTAGTACAATAACCATCAGCAAAATTACAAACAGTTTGACCACAATAAGTATCTAAATGCTTAATTTCAGTTGGCATATCATACACATGCTTAGCTGGATTACGTTCTATCTCAGCTATCTCAGCTGCAGTTTCAGCAAACGCAAATGCCATTTTGCGTGAAGCAAAAGCATTAAAATATGTTTTACCAATACTAGAAGCTCCAGCAATAGCAACAAGAACAGAACGCGTACGTTCACCAAAATTCATGCCATTTTCATGGGCAATCCTTTCAAGATTAAAAATTTTATCTTGAACCTTAGAAATCATAACTATCAATTGATGATTTTTAGGAGTTTTTGGAATTTGTGATAAATAATCATTAACTTTTAATGACAATTTTGTTACCTTTTCCAAAAAATCCACATTAATTGCCATAGGATCATCTTGATATTTCTGATTTAACTCATGAATTGCATGCATAAACTCTGCTGCCACAGCATCCGTAGGTTTCAGACAATCCCAGGCTTCAATTCCAAAAGTTTCACAAACTAAAACACCAACACCTTTAAACCACTCAATTATAGCAGTAAATGCGTCATTTAGCTTAGAACAATCTCCAACGCATGAACATAAACTTTTAACAGAGTTTCGTAAAGTACTAGTATCAAGAGTTGTACCAAATGTAACAAATATAACACCTTGAACAGCAACTTTTGCCCATTCATCCCAAGATTGTGGTGCAAAATTTTCAGATACTAAATCAACAATCCATTTACTAACAAATGAAACAGCTGAACTACCAACTTTATAAAGTGCATAAAGACCAAAAAGGACTTTAGGTACGAATAAATTTGGTACATCAAACTGACGCTCTGCTATTTCCAGAGTCAGGTATATCAAACAAAAGTAAATATTAGCAGTAAGAGGGTTATCAAAAACCTTCATAAAACTACTAAACCTACTTAAGAGACCTTCGCCAGTATCAACTGCTTTATTTACAGTCTCATTAGTTTTAGCAAATGTATCAATAACTTTTGAAAATTCAGGCAATAAAGTAGTTACACTAGACATTACTACATTAGATAAACGATCCATATGCTCTCTACAAGCACTCGCATTTGTATCAATGGTAGAATGTAACTTAACTGCTTCCTTGGCAATCATTCCAATAGAATCGGCTAAATGATGAGTGCCTAAAATATCACACTTAGAATTCATCTGAGCCATACATTCACAATGGCCCATTAAATCACGTATTGCAATCTTCAAAGGATGTGGATATGTTGCTAATCTAATATTCTCAAAACAACCTAATTCCACTAAAGAAGCAATATCATATTTATATATTGGACGAAGTTTTAAAAACTTTACAACCTTCCAATATCTACCGTGTTCAATATCATATCGAACACGGGTTTTTATACAGTTTAATACATCATCATATCTACCATGTTTAATGTCACATTTAACACGTGACAATAAAGTTTTCTCTACATAAACTCTAGAAATATGACGAAAAACAAAACGTCGAATAGGATCGAAACCACGACTTAACACTCTACACACAATAGAAGGTTCACAATTTCGCATATTTGAAAGCAAATAACGCTTTCTAAATTCAGTACGATAAAAAGTACTCACTCTAACATTTCGTTTAAATTCCTTAATTTGTCTACTAGGTCCACCTTGACCAAAGGAAATAATATCAGAAGCACGATGGAACTGTGCACCACTTTCCGCTGGTAACACGTCATTTCTACCGGTTTGTTCCGAATTTCTTTCCAGTTGACTGGACATGGTTAAAATCTAGCATACAACAACATTTAGCCATAAACCGGCCCACAAAGTCCGGATAATGTTGAGGTCACGCCCTAGCTACATAAGTCTAGCACGCTTTGTAATTTCTGTAATACGCTTCACTCCAGAAAGCTCGTTTGATAAATCAAACGTTGGCTCTACTGGTCAGGCAAATAAAACAGGACCATCCTGGGAAACCACACCACTTTCAAAACCAGCTTAGAATTTGCTTCTAAGCAAAGCTATATATTGGATGGAATTAACTAAACTATATCCCTAATATAAATGTAGACCATTTACACATTTGAAATAAAGATTTAAAGAAATAATCCCCAGATGGAACAAGGGGGTCTACTAAATTAGGACACCAATGTTAACCTACGATATTCCTAGTAACCGTAGAAAACTCAACAAAAATTGTTGGAAACTTTCTTAAAAGTTTCAAAATCAGCAAAAATCGACAATAACAATGTCAACACTCGAGTCTTATACTATATTTAACACAACAGTTCTCCAACACACATTTACGTTAAAATAAATGTGTGGGACAACTCTCATGGAAAATATGTACG